ATTAATCCACTTATCTACGACTTCTTGCCTGTCGTGAGACTTCTCAGACATACCAAAGCGAGCTTTCATCTGCGCTTCAATGACGTTGTAGTTGTGATCCTCTGTGAGATCACTAATGCCAAACGTATCCTTCTCACCACCTGTGTAGGTCATGAAGTCAGGCTCTTGTTGGCTCTTTTGTTCTGCTAAAACTTGAGATAAACTACGCATTAATTATTGGCTCCCAGAAGACAGAGGTTTACCTGTTACAGGATCATGGGTCTTTTTATATTGTCTGTTCCAATTTGCTATTCCGTTAGTTATGCGCCCTCTTTCCGTTCTAATCTTTGCTGGGGTATCAAACTTAGTTTCATCAAAGGTTTCAGGCATAGTTTCGCGAGGCTCAACTATTATGGGAGTAGCGTCAGGGTTATATTTACCGCCATATTGATCATCCCAATCTTTTATATCTCTATTATTTATTGGCTTTTGTAGAGGTCTGGTTTTTTCACCACCTGTATATCTAGGTACAGGCCGTGTAGGAATACCTTCGGTTGGTAGTGGTAGTGTAGCACCTTCATCTGAATCACGACTTATTAACTCATCATTTAGTATGACATGATTTGCGTCTGGGTTATTATCAAAATACTCCTGCACCTCATCTACAGATGTTAATTCACTAGGTTTATTTGTTTCTGTGTAATTTGCTGCTTCTAAATCTTCTTGAAGCTGTTCTTCTTTCTCTCTCTGCGCTATTGTTGCAGCAGACTCAGAATTAAGTATTAAGTCTAAGGCATCTTGACCGCCATACGAGTTCCAAGCAGCCCTGTTGCCACCCAGATCAATACCTTGTGCAGCGTTTCGTGTAGCTTCTGCTATTGCTTCTTTGTATTCTTCTGGTGCATTTGTGGCTGTTAGAATATTCCATTGCTCATCAGCACTGCGTGATATATCAGTCATGTCACCTTGCATTATACGTATTTGATTAGCTACGGAAGGATCAAGACTTTCTAAGGCATTATATAATATAGTTTCTTTGAGATCATTCCATGTGGCTCTTTCAGCACTGGTTGACTCACTACCCCTAAGAACAGACTTGTCAAACACAGCAGCACCATCAGAACCTACCATAGAAAGTGAGGACGCTGACATTGCTCTTAGTTCATTGATAGTGTATCCACCCATACCTTCGCTTGGATCACTTAAGAAGTCATCATATTCTTCATCTTCATAGGCACCACTAAGGTTGGCTTTAATTTTATCAAAGAAACCTCTTTCTTCTGACTCTTGTATTACAGGGGCTGTAGAACCTGCTTTATTTGTACCAAAGACTTTAGAGACAGCTTCTTCAAAGCTTTGACTTGTAGGTGTGAAATCTTCTGCAGCCTTCCATATTTTATTCATAAGGTCTGCATCTACCGTTGTGCTATTAGCCGACTCATAATCTTTTACCGTTTTATTTAATTCAAGTACAGCATTTACACCATGCCTTTGCAAAAGTTGAAGTGCATCTGGCGTCTTTAATCCTCGCGCTTCTAGCTCATCTAAGGCTAATTCTACACTCTCTTGCTGCAGCTTGGTTTCCTCAAGGGCTTTGTTGCCATATGTGTTTAACCATTCTTTCTGTTTACGTTTATTGTCACGTAGTTCTTTTTTAAACCCTTGTTTGTTTTCTGCGAATTGCTCTGCAGCACCACCAATAAAAGCTAATGCATTTCCACTAATACCCATGTCTTTATGCCTCTCTACTCATTAAGCCCATGCCCATTTGATTAGGTGGCTCTTGTGATGCTTCCTGCTGTGGTTGCTGATCCATAGCCATGTCTTCTGTAGGAGCCTCTTGTTTGTCCTGTGGGTCTTGCATATCTTCAAACTCCTCTGTTTCTGGGCTAGTCATAGCTTCCATAGTTTGAGATATTTTAGTCTTTTCTTTGGGTTTTTTGCGCTTCATCTTGGCAATAATAACGGCCTTAATTCTTTCTTTAGCTGCTTCTTTTTCTTCTTCTTCCTCTGGGAAATACTCGTCATATTCAATGCCAGCCATTTCAGCAATAGACACAATCTCTTTGTGAATAGCAGGTGCAATAATAAGCCCTACATCAATACTGTGTATGCCTCTCCCTACCGCCATAGTTAAAGTAGTGTTAGTAAGCACCTCTACAGGTAGGCCCACCTCCATCATGTAAAGCGCACTATCCATGTACTTAGCCCCAGACATCTTTTTAAGATGCTTACTAAGTGCCACTTTAGGATCGGCAGTTTCAGGGGGTCTCTCCCAAGGGTAGTTGCCGGGTTTATCCGCAAATGATTGGCCGGGAATTGGGCCTCTTAATACTCTACTCATTTTTATTGTTGCCTTTTTATTTACGACTTTGTATCTCAACTATAAGAGCATCTAGCTCTTTATCTGATACAGCTTTTCTACTCTTGAAGCCTTCCCAAGTAGACCTCATTTTAGAGCGTTTGCCTTCTTGTGTCTTAAGGTTCTTTATTATTCTGTTAGCGTGGTTGTAGAAAATAGTATCTTGCATGTTAGCATCGAACTTGTCATTAAGATCATAGTCATTAGTATCTACTTCATCCTGCAAAGTAGCTCCTACATATTGAAACTTTCCTACAGGTGTAGAAAGTGTGCCTTTTGGATTGTTAGCTTTTACAAAGGAAGCATAGGAACCTGTACCGCGTTTCTTTTGAAATGCTAGAACTTCTCCAATAGTCATTTCTGTAGGTTTAAAATCTTTAAATGTACTCTTTTGAGACTGATCATATAGAGCGTCATAACCTCCACTACCTGACTCTTTAGAAGTCATTAGCTTTTCAGCTACAGGACCAAGCCTACCCCGTTGTCTTTTCTCATCTTGAGTTAGGTAGGTAGCTGTACCCAAAGTGCCTTCAGCAGAAGGTGAATACTTTTGTGTTTCTTTTTCAGTTTCACGCATAACAGAAAACAAAAGATCATTAATGCTCTCTTGTTGAATAGCTTCCTGAGTAGCTTTTTGTTGTTCTAATACGGCTGCAGAGGAGTCATACAAGTTTTGTCCTGCCTGACTTAACATAGCCTTTCTTTTTTTACTTCTAGTTTGTGACCCAAGACCTCTACCTTTACCTACCTCGCCTACAGTAGCTTGTATTTCATCTGCTGCTACATTAGAGACAGACTTATCATTGCCTCTCTCTAAGAACTTTTGCATTCTTTCTTTAGTTATATATCTATCTGACATATCAATCCCCCTTGTATTTAATCAAAATCTAAGCCTAATAAGCCTGCACCTAGTTGGCCCCATGCACCCATTTCTGCTGCTGCTGTTTGTGCTGCTGCTGATATAGCTGCATTACTCGCTGATGCAGAAGCAGTAATATTAGCAAGAATAACATCATTAAGTCTATCTAAAGCATTATTACTACTCTGCCAAGCATAGCTTAATAAGTCACGATCTCTTTGCCATATTTGATCTAAAGTTTCAGCAGTAAATTCATTAGCTGCTTTAGCCTCGTCCCTATTAGCCTCATTTTGTTCGGCTGTATTTACTGTGGTAGTATTTTGCCGCCATAATGCATTAGCTTTTGATATCTCTAACGCATATTCACTATTAAATTCTTCTCTTGCGTTCTTTTGTTCTGCAGCATGTTTAGCTATTGCATTTTCCTCGCCTGCATTAAACTGCTCCATTAAATTCTTTTGTGAAGTATTTTGTTCGGCTGTTGCTTGTGCTAACTTTGCCATAACTTGATTGGTCTCGTTCTCACTCTCAGCACCAAATTGTTTAGCTACATTTTCTGCTGCCTGATCACTAAGAATACTAGCTTGTATTGACTGTGCTTTAAATATCTCTGTCTGTTGTTCATTATTTAAGTTAGTCATATCCATTTGTAGTAAGTTTTTAGCGTTCTCTACTTTAGCTTGCTGTTGATTATTTAAATTAGATATTTCCATGTTAGATACAGCAGCAGCATCAGCTAGTACTTTAGCATTTCTTGCACTAAGATTAGCAATATTCGCAGTTGATGCCAGTTTAGCATTCTCTAATGCTATACTCTGTTCCGCTGTAAAGTTCTGATTAGCAATGTCACTAATAGTAGCTGCATTTCTTACACGTGTTTGAAACTCTTCGTCAAACTCTTGTCCAAGAAATTTAGCACGTTGCTCTGCAGCAAACATTGCAGTGGCTTGCCTATTGCTAAGGTTTTCAAACTCAAACTTACTAAAGGTAGCAGCATCTACCTGTGCAATAGGTATAGCAGCTTCCATAGCAGCCTGTACAAGAGCTTGTCCTGCCATACTACTAGCACCAAGCCCACGCGCTGCCATCTGTGCTGAAACGTTTCTTAATGCCCCTGCAGCCCAAGCTGGCGTCTGACCACCTTCAAAGTCAGCTTGCAGTTCTTCCATCTGGCCTCTAACAGTAGCCTGTTTAGATGGGTCAGCCTGTGCTGCAGTAAACTCTACAGCCGCTTTTACTCTTGCCATTTCAACAGCAGAGCCTTCAATTACCTCGGCGGGGTCAAGCTTACGAGCAGCAGGCTTAACTATCTGTGTGACATCCTCTGCATTTATTTGAGCAGCTTCAATGTCCTTGCCTTTTAGTTCTTCTACGTCTGCAGTTGCTCCTTCAATGGCATCAGGGTCATCCCCTTTTACTGTCTTAAGGCCATCTACTTGTGTAGTGTAATCATCCAGTGATATGCCTGCACGCTCCGCAAACTCCGCAAGGGGTACTTCTACTTCACTAAAGGTTTGAGGGTAAGGTGATCCATCCTCCCGAAAACCCATCAATACCTCATTAGGTCTTAAATATGTGACAGTCCCTTTTTCTTTATTGTACTTTGCATCTTTGAGCCAAGGGGATGACTCTGCAGCTTTTTCTACCAGAGAAGCCCCATCAATAAACTCGCCGCCTTCAAGGGCTTTAGTGGCATCCCCTATTGAAGTTGATGCAGTGTACTTTTCAGTTTCAATATCATCTGGTGCGTCAGTTTGTGCTGCACCTAAAACAGGGTTTCCATCTGCATCTAATAATGGATTACCTGCTGCGTCATACTGAGGAACACCTGCTTTGCTTGCCGTAGCTACATTTGCTTGTGATGGCCCTAAAACAGGATTACCTTCTGCATCTAATAATGGATTACCTGCTGCGTCATACTGAGGGACTTTATTTAAGTCTGAAGAAATCTCTGCACCGATTGTATCAGGGTCTATTTTAGCAACAGTAGCTTTAGTAAGTAAGTCTTGAGGGGTTTTAATTGCAGTACTTACAAGATTCTGCTGGCCCTCAGTCACGGCTGCAGCACTTGTAGTTTGTTGCTCTTTAGTCTTGTCTTCTATAGCCTTAATAACAGCAGGGTCAGTCTGATCCATAGTGTACAAATCAGCAAGCTCTTGATTGATTTTATCAAGCTTAGATTGCATGGGAGTTTCATCAACAGTGCCTGTACCAAATTCAGGGGGTACAAAAGGGTTTTCAACAGTGGTTTCACCGTCAGTATCTGTAGTACCCGTATCTGTAGTACCCGTATCTGTAGTACCCGTATCTGTAGTACCTGTAGCCTTAGCAGCAGAAGCTGCGGCAGCACTATCTATTGCAGCTTGTTTATTTACTTGTGCTTGATACTCTGTCACACTAGCTTCATAAGCACGTCTTTCAGCACCACTTAAATCATCTAATTTTTTTCCGTTGTATTCACCATAGGTAAAAGCCATTATTCAAATCCGTCCTTTAATCCGTCAAGTATATCTTGAACACTTACTTTCTTCTTAGCGTTAGGCGTGTACCTACACATGTATGTCTTAGGACACTCACTAAACTTAAACATAGGGTAGTGGTAGCCTATTGTACCATTAGGTCCACGGTAGATGCAAACCATTTCTCCCTGTATCTTAACTCTTTTTGCTAGGTGACACTGTACAAACTCAGGGTGACTTAACAGCCCCGCTAATACAAGGGGCAACACAACAAGATTAACCATTTCAACTAATTCCTAGTGATATTAAATACATGCCCCCACCTAATACACTAATGATTAGTAATGATAAGCCACCTATAGCTGCGTTGTTAGCTATCTGTCTTTTAGCTTCCATTGCTGCGTACACAGTTTCTTCACGTTCCTTACGTATCTGCCTACGCATCCCTAGCATTTCATCGTATGTGCCAAGACCAAATCTGTAGTCCAACATAAACTTTATTTCTTTTTCTTTCTCAAGCAATGTCTTCTTACGAACAACAATGTCCATTGCTTCTTGTTCAATGTTGTCACTGCCGTG